TGCATCAGAGACACTATTCCCAATCGCTACAAATGCTTGCTGCACAGATTTGATCGGGGTATCTACGTCATCTGCTATACGTTGGCCCCATTCCTCTGTAATATAGCCAATTTCCTGCATACGCTTTGCCGCAGCATCAATGGCATTTACGCTGATTTCATCATCAAGCTTGCTGAGAGTATCCTTCCAAGCCTCTGCGCTTTGAATATCGCGAGTACGCATCTCTTGATATTCTTCTACGCGATCACCGGCCATCATGCGGTCCCAGCGCGCAGTCGCTTCGGCAATCTTCTGTGCATCCTTTTGAGCATCGGTCAAAATTGCTCTTGAAGTTCCTCCAGACCCGCCGGAAGCGCGAGAAGTGCTAGGCGCAGTATTCTGGGCAGCAGATGCTGTCCGCTGCATCCCTTTAACGCGGCCAATCATATTGATTGATTCTACTTCGGTTCCAAACTTCTGGACTTCGCCAGTTAGGCGAGAAACTTCTCTGCGAGCAGCCTGTACGCGCTGATAATATGCTGTTGCAGCACCTTCATTAGCTGACATTGGAGGACCAAGGCGCTCTAGGTCCCTAAGATTCTTTTGTGCTTTGGAAAGTGCAGAACTGGCCATAGCAGCCTTCATAGCAACGTCCGTCATGGCCGTGCTTTCTAGGCTTGCTTGCGCGACACTATTAGCCAAATTGGCCATAGATTCCTTGGCTTTTTTGCTCACCCGGTCCAAAGCAGTCTCAGTATCAAAAAGCCGCATGATCGCTTGACCGAGCTTATCGATAAACGGTCCAAGCGCCACAACCGCCAAAGTAATTGCAGCACCCCAAGGGCCAGCCAAGAAAGCACCAACTTTTCCAGCCGTTCCGCCCATCATGGACATGGCAAAGCCAAGCTGGCCTAGCTGCTGGTTAAATGCCTGAGAGACGCTTGCGCCAGTGGAGACAGAGGTAGCAAAGTCATTGATCTGCATACCAAGCTGCTGAGTACCTTGGCGGGCCTGACGCAATTGCTTGGACTGAGCATCAAGAGCGTTATTGTAGCGAGTGCCATTCTGGACCACGGTATTGGTCGATGTGGCCAAGCTGGCATTTGCAGTGGCGAGCTTCTTCGTTTCAGCCTCTAGCGCACCCACGCGATTGATTAGCTGGGCAATGGCTTCCATGCCCTGGGTATGGGCAACAATGTTAAAATCAAGATTTTGCTGGGCCACGCTTTTGCCTTTCGCCGTCAAGCCTAAAGTAGGCGACCCATTCGTTATACTCTTCTATCGTTATTTCTTCAATCTCTGCGATTGTTTTGCCAAGGCGATCCGCCAAGGTTATCAAATTGAACCTTAGCGGATCGTCCCTTAGTTTTTTTCCAAGTCCTCGACAGCCGGTGCGCTCATCAGTTCTGCCGCAACACGGGAGATGATTTCTACCTGCTCCCGCATCAAGATCGGCTTATCTTCCAAGGTAAAAAGCTTTTCGCCTTGGCCATTCTCAGCTTTGAGAATGATAAGATCAACCATTGCCTCAAGAGAGGCTGACTGAAGAAAGCTAGGGTGCTTACGCTGAATGCGGTTCAATTCACCAGCGAGGAGGGGGCCGAAATAGACCTTTTCGGGACTACCCGGCTCACCCCACTCTGCAACTTCAATGTGCCGCTTCAGGCTGGTACGTTCTGCAATACGCTTGGCAATGCTCATGTTAAATCCTTATGCTTGTGTTAAGCGGCAGGTCCCGTAGTCAGTGCGCCGGTCCCCTGGAGCGTGATCGTCGATTCAATCATCCCGTCGAAGCTGGCCGAAACCGTCTTGCCGGTAACAATAGCAGTCCCGGTCAGATAGACATCGCCAGTGGTAGAACCTTCGGGATAAAAGTTCGCAGTAACTTCACTGCCAACTACCAGAGCGGACTGACCGCTAGTGTCGGTTTCGTCCCAATAGACATCAACCGTACCCGACCATGCCTTCAGCGTGGTCTTGTGGGTGCGCCAAGCGTCGCCCATCGTGGTGTCTTCAGTGGTGTCAGCCGTCTGCTCAATCGAGTACGAACGGATTTCAGCGATAGCATTGGCACCCACCTTGACGGTGCCTTCACTGCCAGTGTGAGTAGCCATTACTCAGCCTCCTTGGTGGTGTCTTCGGGTTCAATGGTGACCTTGCGTTTAGGCTTGGCCGGTTCTTCAGGCTTCCAGCCAATGTTCTGGTAGTACTCCAGATCATCAGAACAAGCCAGAATTTTGTCGCCATTGGCGTTATAGACGGCAATCATCTTCATCGCGCAGTCTCCACATCGCCAATGCTTGTAACATATTCGACGGCATAAACCAATCGTGCCGTACCAATACCTTTTTCGCCTTCGATATTCACATCAGTTTCGGTGGCAGTCAAGATGCAGGATTTAGCCAGGCCATTCAGCGCAAAATCTGCAGCGATTGCTTCTTCTACGCTGATGCAGATACCATCAATAGTATCCGATACCGTCGTGCTGGAGCCTTTGGCAAACACTTCGACCATCACGTTGATGACCCGGCGCAGTGTCCGGGTGCCAACAGTGATTAGACTGCTGCTTTCGTCGGTGGTGTAGACACAGATGGCAGGAAGCTTGGCATCATCCAGCGCATAGCGCCGCATCTTGTATACGCTCGAACCAGTCGTAGGCAGACCAGTCACCAGCGTGGCGATACGGTCCCTGATCTGAGTGCGAACGTGGCTCATCACACCTTCTCCAGCAGGAGGGTGCTGACACCAGTGCCATCAGTCAGAACGACCCGCACCAGGTAGCTGACAGACCGGATCACGATAGCGTCTCCGTCAGCAGCATTGGGTACGTCAGCCGTGCGGCAGACAAACTGCGGAGCCGGGATCGTAATGTCCATCATGTCGGTGGCATTCCGACTAGCCTGGGGAGCGTCAAATATACCGTTAACGCAAACAGGGCGACCGCCAGCAGGCGTATATGTCGCCACATCCGCGAAGTCATCGACTTCAAAGAAGTCGAGAATGTCTTTTTCGCTCTCAACGCCCACGCGGACGGCCCCGCTTCGGAGCAGCGATTACCGGGTCGCGGTGTTCGAATGCCGGTGCTTCAGCAACACGCACTTCCTGTTCAACTACAGGTTCAATGCGGCCATACCCCTTAAGTGTATGCGCCTCTTTTGCGCTTAGTTCAATAATGTCGCCAGCATTGACGCGAACACCGTTCGCAACAGTGGCCTTCAAAACCTTATACTTCATTTTCGTCCCTTCACGGGTTGGGGTCGAGCCTAAGCCCGACCCCTTCCACGTAAGCATTAGACTGCCGGGGTGCCGAGAGCGAAGCTGACCGCATGACGGACAGCAACGTCAACCGACTGAAGGGCAACCACGCGCACCGTGCCGGTGTTCGACGAGGTGTACGGATCGACCGTCAGGTCCAGACCGCCCCACATGCCGATCAGGCAGTCGCTGAAGTTACCAAACAGGAGGTAACCGGCAGTTGCCTGATTCGAAACGATGGTACGGTAGCCGTTCATCGTGCCGTCAGGATCGACCGCGAAGATCGCCTGGTTGGTTGCCTTCGCAGTGGTCTTCAGCGTGCCATACAGGCCAGCCGGGACGATGTACGAGAGGTTGCCCAGCAGAGCGTTGTCTTCGGCGACCAGCGTTTCCAGACCGACGATCTCGGCCCAGGTCGGGGTAGCACCGGCAAAGCTGTCGGTGTTGATGCCCGAGGTCGAGTAGATGCCGGTCGGCTGGCCCGATGAACCCGAACCCTTCAGCGCGCCAGCGTCGATTGCCAGAGCCATGGCCTGGGTCAGATCGTCGCGGACCAGTGCTTCAATCGACGGGGTCGACTGGAGGATCAACTGGCGGGTCATGTCGGTGTAAGCGCCAACAGTCTTCGGAGTCAGGGCGACCGTGCCGAAAGTCGGTTCCGACTCGGAAGCAGCGCCACCTTCGGTGCTGATCCAGCCAGCCGACGAAGCAGCGGTCTTCTTCGGAATGTTCACGTTTCCGACCAGACCCGGCATCATGCGAGCGCCAGCCTGCATCACCGACGAAGCGTTACGCAGAACGTCGATGAAGTCACCAGCCATCAGGTTGGTGGCAACGATCTCGTTATCGTCCGAGGTGTTAAGGTCACGCTTCCAAGTGCCGAGAACTTCAGCAGGGACCATGATGCCCTGCGGCGTGGTGCCGTAGGAGCGAGCAGCAGCAGCCGAGGCTTCGAGTTCGAAGCGAGCAGCTTCCTGAGCAGCGCGGTCAGTCGGGTTTGACAGGGCGCGGATGGCGCGAACCACCGAGTATTCCTGACGTTCCTTCTTGCTCAGACCGATTTCCTTGTTTTCGAGCGGCTTGTTGCCGATCACTTCAAGGACATCGCCACGGAACTGGTCAATGCTCTTGCCTTCAGCGAGAGCCTTCTGAGCCAGATCGCTCACATTGTGACGCGCACCGAGCGCAACGATTTCAGCGGCATTACGGGCAGCAGCAGCAGCGGCTTCGGCCCGAACCGCATCCAGATTCACTTCGTCAGCCATTTTGGCCTCCTTTTTGATGGATGGTTCAACAGTGGGTTTGGGTTCGAGAGCAGCCGCGCTTCGGCCCACACCGACTGACGGGTCAGCGGGGATAGAAACTACGGATACCTCCATGGCCGTCCAAGAGCGGACAAGGTATTCATCCTTGTTCGTCGCAGAGCGTTCCATTTTGTTGACGCGGTAGCCGACGGAGACGTTCCCCCGGATACCATCGACAACATCCTGAAAAACTTCCTGCGCGAGAGCGGAACGACCGAACCGGACTTTGGCTCGCAGCTTCCGATCAGCAGAAAGTTCTACGGATTCAACAACGCCAATCTGCTTTTCCATATCATGGTCAAGAAGGAGCGGCGCACGGCCAGAAGCGAAGAAGCCGAGATCGACGGCTCCAGGCTCATGGACCAGAATTTCCTTGCCGAACGAGCGTTCGACGGGCAGTTCAGAGGATACAGCGATCTCGACAGTGCGCTTCTTTTCGTCGTAGGCCCGCATTTCCATGTCGACTGCGACGGCCCGACGCTCTTCTTTACG